TCCGGAAGTCAGGTTTCCAGCGGCTTCAAGCTTAAAAACGTCCAGGTCAATCTCGCGAAGAATCTGATTCTCCGCCATCGTGATGAACGTGTTGATGACGTCGCTCGAAAAGACGTTCGCCCCTACGTCGGTGTAGTTGCGGATGTTGGTGACAAGTTCGTCGTAGGTCATGACACGCTCACTGTAACAGAGCCCACCACCGCCTGAGCCATCACAGGCTGGCCCTCAAGGTACGGGCGCATATCGTTGGTGCCACGGGCACTGCCAAAGCTCTGGAAAGCGGTAAAGCCTGGCGCGCCCACGAACACGGACACCGGCTCGATGCGATCGGGCCGCGGATCGCGTAGGGCTATCGCGTCGCCTCGGTACCGCAGAGGTTCAAGCTGCGGCTCCTTGGGCTCGTAATCATCCGGGCAGACCATGAACCCGCGCCAGTTCTTGCGCAGGGTGTTGTACGCGTACCGCTGGCCGCAGTAGTCGCACAAGCCATACGAGAACTTGCCGGATGCAAATGCCATGTCATACCCCCATGTCCGGCACAAACTGGACGCTGGCGGTGTCCCTGTCCTCCATCGCAGCGCGCTGGAAATCCTCTTCGTAGATCGCCTTCAGCGCGGCGCCACGGTCAGGGGCAAACTTCAGAGACAAATAGTAGGCCAGGCCAGACGCCAGGCACGGCAGAAACCGAAAGTTGACGTCCGCGGTGTTGGTGTACGTCCCAGCATCTTGAATGCGCCGAATGCGGTAGTACACGAAGGTGTAGTTCTGGTCCGCCGCGGGGTAGAAAAACACCTTGGGCACGTTCGCACGCTGCACGTAGAACTGCGCAGGACGCGCCTGCGTGGTCTTGTCAGGCACATTGAGCCAGTCCTCCCGACTGATGCGCTCAATGTAGACGTCGGTGTTGATGCCTTGGTTGTTCTGCCGAATGATGGCTTCGAGCACGTTGACCGTGTCGGTCGGCAGGTTAATCTCGTTGACCCCCTGGGTCAACGCGTAGGTCGCCTGCTCAATCGTCCACAGGTTCAGACCGCGATTGGCCCAGTCGAGAAAAAGCAGGTTGAGCGAGCGGCGCGCAGAGTTAAGCTGATAGCCGCTCGTTGCGCGAATGCCGCAGCGTTCAAACGCTTCCTCGACCAGGTCGTCAATCTCCAGGTCAAATGTAGTGGTGCCGGAGGTAGTCATTTGTTGTACAGATTATCGAATGTTGCTTGCGCATCCATGTACGAGTCGTCCTGCTCCGCACAATGTGTCCACTGACTGGGTCTGAAGTCAGGCGCCCCTTCCCCTGTTTGCCAAAACGCGGGGCTTGTGACCCGGACGCGGTTGTTTGGCAGCGCCACAATGTTACCTGTCCACTTGCCCGCATCGGTCAAAATCAGCACATGACTTTGCTTGTGCTGTGCAGGGCAATCAGCTACCTCGCTCTCCGAGTAGTCCACCGTAAACAGGTACCTGCCGGTGTGGAACTCGCCGTCAATTTTGCATAACCAAGGGCTCGGGCTGGTTCTCGCGAACTTCACCACAGTGTGGTGATGTGAAGGACAGTCCCAGGGCTGCGCCAGATGTGTAGGCATACGCTCTGGCCACTCTTCCAATGGGATGTCCCCCACCAGCGCCGTGATGGGCATGCGCGCCCACATCGCTCCCCCATGCACGTTTTCAGAACCGTCCTCCTGGCTTTCACACCCGGTAAATACAATCTGAAAACTCAAGCAACGATCCGGCATGACATTGACCGCAATGACATTTGCGTGCAAGTACTCGCCATGGTACTTCTGGTGCATGTGGGTAAACTCGCGTCTAACCCAGCACTTGAAGTACGGGATGTTGCTGATGAGGTAGGCCATTACTTCGCGCGTTTACCGCCCGCAGCGTAGCCCTTGGTCTTCTTGACAGCGCCGCCCGCAGCGTAGCCTTTGGACATCATGCCGCCAGCCATCATGCCGATGGGCTTGCCCATGGCCATGCGCTTGTGCTCGTTCATGTTGCCTTTGTTGGCCATGCCGCCTTTGGCCATCATGATGGGGCCACTGGTCTTGCTGGGCTCCGAGACAGCCTTGTTTGCAGGGCCGCTTTCAACAGCACCACCACCGCGCGTAGCGGCTCCCATTCCACGTCCAGCCATATCAAGCTCCTTTTTTCATTGCACGGCCCTTGACGTCGGCCGTTTTACGTTTCACGGCACGGCCCATTTTGTCGGCCATACCTCCCTTTTTCATCTTGCCAATGCCATCTGCGGCGAAAGCGGGGACGGATTTGCCGCCCTTCTTCACCATCTTCATGCCTGCACTTTTCATCTACTTACCCTGCCTTTCGGATTTCATCCAACTTTGCCTCAATCCTGTTGAACCGCTGGTCCACATGACTGAGGAACTTATCAAACCGGTCGTCGACTTCCTTGCGCGTGACATGGTCCCGAGCGACCTCTTCGCGGGTCTTGTTCAAGAGAATGCCCAGCCGGCCGATCTCATCGAACTTCGCCTTCAACAAAAAGCCCATGATCCCGACAATCGCCGTCAAGACGATATTCCAAATCATCATCTCCACGGCTCAGCACCTCCACCGCTTCCGCGCCTGGCGCAAGCGGCTGTTGGGGTCCTTCGCAGCCTCTGGAAACTGCTTCATCTGACCCTCCGAACGCGCGCAATACGACGCGCGCCGCTTTGCATCTGCTGGCGACGGCTTCTTTTCTGTCACCGCTGTCTGCAGCTTGCTACCAGGGTTGGCCTTGCGATACGCAGCCACACCCTTTTTGGTCATGCCCGCACCTTGCTTGGTGGGTCGGAAGTTCCCCGACTTCACCGAAGTCTTGATGCCCATGCCCTTCTTGGTAGCCATTACGCAGGCGCTCCACCTTCGAAGAGCAGCGTCACACTCGTGATCTCAGCCGAGCTGAGGTCGATGTAGATGCCGCTCTCGAACAAAATCCCCATGTCGGGGATGATGAGGTCCTGCGAGCCAATAGCTGCGGGCGACGACAACGTCAACTTGGCCGTGCCACCACTGGTGCTCCCATCCTTGAGAGTGATCGTGGCAGAGGTGGCCGTGTGCGTGAAGTACACCCCCAGCAAACGAGTGCGGCCAGAGACCGCTGCCGCAGCAGCGGTCTTCCGTACCGACTGAATGTTGCTGAAGCTCATGGCGGCCTCCTATCAGCGGGTGGCCGCAGCGAACATGTAGTCAACAGTGGTCGTCCGAGTCCCCGTGGCACTGCCCGACAGCGACATGGCGGCAAGCGCCAGCTCGGTTGTCGGGATGTCGGTGCTGTGGTAAGCAACCTGAGTGCGGTCAATGTAGAAGAGCACCTGGCCCGTGCCTACAATCCGAATGCCCAGCGTCACGTACGTGTCGTCAACCAGGTCAATGCCCGAGTCCGTGGAGGTCTCAGTGCCGCCAGACTCGGTCTTGCACAGGATCGACGCATTGCCGTCGTCGATCTGGAAGCAAATCCGATCGGCAGCGGTCAGCATGTTCTCTGGGTTGGTCGCAAAGTTCACCGTCAGGCCCACACAAATGTCGGTCTGGTCAGCGTCGTTGCACTTGATCTTGGTCTCAAACCAAAGCGACTTGTCAGCCTGCGCCTTGAAGACCTCGTTGCCCTGAACCGACGCGCCATCGTTGTCGGTCGTGGCGGTGGAGGTCAGTTCGAGGACGCCGTTGACAACGTCCGCGCCAATACCGGCCGAGGCTCCAGAATCCTTGACCACGGTCCAGTCGTTGGTGGAATCCAACGCCACTCCGGTGAAGTCGTCCATGTAGACGACGACATCGGTATCGACGGCGGTGGTCAGATCGGTGCCCCATGCGCCCGTTGCGCCTTTACCAGAATACTGGAGCGGGCCTGAATAGTGTGTAGCAGCCATGATTTTCCTCACATGCGAGTTAAGGCACGTCTGTCTGCATGTCGTCAGCCGGGACTGTCAGACGTGCCGAGATGACCCCGGAACTTGACCTGAATATAACCCAAGTCCGCAAAAAGAAAAAGGGGCCGAAGCCCCTTTTTCTCGGCCGGGAACCCCCAACCCTTCTTCAGCCGCCAGGCGAGCCGAAGATGCCGCGCGGGTCGCTGAAGCCGAAGCTGTAGCGCTCGCGAGCCTTGTAGCGAACGTTGCCGGTGTCGAAGTCGCCCTCGAAGCCCGTCTTGATCGCGACACGGGTAAAGCCCTTCATGCCGTTGGGCGCGTCGGTCTTGATGAAGAACGCGTCGGGATCGGTCAGAAAGTGGTTCACGGCGTAGCCCTGCGGCACCATGCCCATGTTCCGGATGGCGTTGAGGTCGTTGTCGGCCGTACCAACGCGAAGCGTGGACTTCAGGATACGGTCGGCAGTGAACATCAGCTCTTTCGGGATGATGAGCTTGAGGCCTTGGACAGCGATCTTCAAG